GACCAAGCTCAGGACTAAATGCAGACACAGTTGATGGTATACAAGGCGCAAGTTTGTTGCGCAGCGATGCCAACGATACGTTTACTGGAACACTTAGTGGTTCGGGAAGTATCAACATTACAGGTGATATTACTGCTGCAAACTTTACAGGTAACGGTAGTGCGCTAACAGGTATTAGTGCTGATGATGCTAACACACTAGACGGCATTGACAGTTCAGGCTTCTTACGTAGCACTACTACAGCAAGTCAAAACCATTATATTAGAAACGCTTCGCCAACTATCTATATGCGTGATACTAATCACAATGTAAGTATGCTACACCAAAACAGTAACATCTTCTATATCTTACGTGGTAGTAATGATAGTACAAGTTGGGCACAAGTTAGCGGAACTAGTCGTTGGCCATTAGAAGTTAACGTATCTAATAATAATATAACCACAGGCGGTAGTATTAATGCACGTACAGAGATTACTGCTTATGGCTCGGATGAAAGACTTAAAGAAAACATCCGTCCAATTGAAAATGCATTAGATAAAGTTAAATCGCTTGACGGTGTATACTATGACTGGAAAGATATGGTAGACAGTGTTGGATTTAATCCAATTCGTAGAAAAGACGAAGCAGGTGTTATTGCACAACAAGTACAAAAAGTACTACCGCAAGCTGTTGCACTAGCACCGTTTGATGCAGATTGGGATAGAGACGAAGATGGTGCAGCAACTGAATCTCTAGAAATGCAAAGTATTAGTGGAGAAAACTATCTAACTGTTAAGTACGAAAAACTTGCACCATTGTTTATTGAAGCAATCAAAGAGCAAGATGCAAAATTAGAAGCACAAGCAGCTGAAATTGCAGAACTTAAAGAAATGGTAAAAAGGCTACTAGATAAATAATTACATGATAATAGTCGTTTTGGCGGCTATTATCGTTGACACATAGTAAATAATATGCTAGAATATATAAAATAGGAATACAAATGGCAATCCCAGACACCGGCAGTGCGGTTACAATGACAAACATACGAGACTATTTTGTCGGTCAAGGACAAACGTCTAGCTATATCATAGGTACGTTAGGTACGTACTTAGGTATTGCATCGGGTACTACTATTCTTATGAGTAACACCTTTGGTGGACAAGGGAAATAACAGGAGCATATTATGAAAAGCCTTTATGAAGTCATGAATATTGACTTAGCACAAGAGTATACTAAAGAACGTAAAAAAGAAGCAGCAACATCACTTAACCTTGATGGTGATCTTTACGAGGATGTATTTGCAGCAATCAACGATATGGATATTCCGGATAACGACGAACGTCATCACTGGATTCAACGTATTGGTAACACTATGGCAGCAGATTTGTTAACAATTGGTAAAGTACAACCTGAAAACATGTTATCGGCTAGTTCTCTAAGCAAAGATGATTTTCAAGAAGCAGTTAAGATTGCAGTTAAAGGTGCAAACGACCTTAACCAATTTACAGTAGCAGCAGAGCAAGCAATCAAAGCAGATGTAATTACCGACAAAATTGTATGACAAAAATAGCAATCTGTGTCCCTGCAAGAGATACAGTGCATACAGGATTTGCATTAAGCCTCAGTAAACTTACAAGCCATTTAACAAGTCTTGAAGTTGAACACGTAGTGTTATTCAATCTTGGAAGTGTTATAGCACAACAACGTAACACGTTGGTACAAGAAGCCCTTGATGTAGACGCTACACATATTTTGTGGCTAGATAGTGATATGCATGTTCCGGCAGGCACTGCAATCAAGTTACTTGAGCATAAAGAAAATATTGTTGCAGCAGCATATAGTACTAGAGTTCCTCCTTATAAATCAGTTGGATTTAATAGTGCAGATGATGTTGAAGACAGGTTTAACAAAACCCACGGCTTACATAAAGTTTATGCTGTAGGAATGGGTTGTATGCTGGTAGATACAAAAGTTTACAGTTATATTGGTAAACCTTGGCACAGCTATCACTACAACAAAGACACAGACAACTTATCCGGAGAGGATATATACTTTTGTGACGCAGCAGGTAGTGCAGGATTTGAAGTATATATCGATGCAGAACTAAGCAACGAAGTTGCGCATTACGGAACAAAATCATTTAGGTTAAAAGATACACAATGAGTACAGTTTTTGATAAGTTTGAAAGATTTGGAAAGGATACTTACAATGCGCAAGATGTCCTTAAAAATCATTTCTTAACAATTTATCCTATACATTATACCAACAATACAATAGACGAAAGTGTTGCAGAGCAATATGCAACACAAGCAGACTATGTATGGATAGTTGATGACAGTATATCAGTAATAGATAGTTTTCCTTGGCACTACCGTCCAGATTTCAACGAAGACCCTAAACGGCATGCATTTCCATATGTATTCAAAGGCAGTAAACGTATTCGAAGTTGGAGTGTTGTTAAGTTAGTACCAACTAAAGTTATTCCAACTGAGACTGTACAACACAAGCACATTGCTGCATACTACGATGTATATTGTGGCAAAGATAAGTTTGATATATTTCACGGTGTTGACTTTGAAACAGCGCAAAAACAATCAACTACAGATATGTTTTGGTTAGTTCCTGACGATGTAGTTGTTAGCGAATTCTTTAAATTTACATTCCGTCCAGACGATTGGAGTCATAAATTTGTCCATGTGTTTGGCAACGGATCAACAGATTCATATGACGGTATTGCTTTATTTCCTAAACACTATGCTCCGGTACATAAAGAAATAGAACACCGTTTTTATGCAAATAAAAAAGAAGTTAGTATACGTGCAAGCGATCCAAAAGTATATCCTACATTTACATTTGAAACATATGAAGAATATACAAAGGCTTTAGAAACTACATCAGCTGATTTATTTTGGCACGTGCCTAACGATGTTGAAATAGAAAAAGAATTAACATTATACTTTAATCATCATAATCAATACGATAGACGTATTAATCATGTGTTTCTAAATGGTAAAGAATATGATGGTGTTGTGTTGTTCAGCAAGCATAGTCCTGTTACTGAAAAAGAATTCAAACACAGATTCTACGCTAACAAAAAAGAACATTCTGAAAGGTACAGCCGGCCAAAAAAGTTTGACAAGTTTATAGTCAACAACTACGCTGATTATAAACTTGCAAAGCAGCGTAGCAAAACTGAGATGTTTTGGGCAGTTCCAGACGATGTAGAAGTAGCAGATGATTTTGATTTTGATATCTACTTTACCCACCATAATACATATGATAGAAATTTAACTCATGTTTTTGCCAATGGCAGATCCTGCGATGGCATTGTGTTACATAGTACAAATATCGATGTAACTAAAAAAGAAGTTGATTACAGATTCTATGCTGATAAGAAAGAATGGAACATTGTAGCTAGTCATCCTAAGATTTTTCCTGTTTATGACATTGACACCTACGAACAATACGAACATGCATTAGAACATTCATCTAGTGAATTGTTTTGGATGGGCAGTGCAAATATTGCAATGTTGTCACCTATATACAATGTTTATATCAGTCATCATGATAGGAATTTGCGTAAGCAAAATCATGTATTTTTGCATCAACAAAATAACAGTGTTTCCTATAACGGCATGATATTGTGTAGTAAACACAAACCGCTTACAAAGAAAGAAGTTGAATATAGGCATCCTGTAGAACGTATAGAACACTCAGATGTGATAAGCAAAAACAAATTGTATGACGAATTTGATGTCGAAACTTATGAAGACTACTTAGAAGCATTCCATGCATCAGATACTGAAATGTTTTGGGTAAGTTCGCCAAATATTGATACTAGCAACTTTGACTTTACATTTACTTTTGATTTTGATAATCATTATGACAGGAAAATAAATCATGCTTTCCAACACAACGTTGATGGTGAAATATTCTATAATGGATTATTCTTGTGTAGCAAACATTCTATGCTTACACAAAATGAAGTTTTGTGGAGACACATAGTAGGCGTAAAAGAATGGGACATAGAAGCAAGTTGTAGCAAAGAATACGATAAGTTTGTTATTGAAACATATGACGATTATCTTATGGCAATGGAGAACAGTGAAACTGAGTTGTTCTATGGCTACTCTGAAAACATAGATGTTCGTAATTTTGATTTTGATATTTATTTTGTACACAGTAATCAGTACGATAGACACATTAACCACAACTTTATACATTTAGTTGACGGTAAACACCACCGAAATGGTGTTTTTCTATACAGCAAACATAAACCTGTTACAGCAAAAGAAATTGAATATAGGCATGTTGTAGATGCAAAAGAATGGAATGTTATAGCAAGTAAACCTGCGCAATACGAACGATTTGTAGTTAACAACTATTCTGACTATCTACTTGCATTAGATACTGTTCGTACTGAAATGTTTTGGATGATACCCAGCGATGTTGAAGTTGCTATAGATTTTGAATTTGATTATTACTTTACACACGACAACGAATACGACCGAAAAACCAATCATGTATTTAAAAATGGTGAATACTGGGACGGTATTGTACTAGCAAGTAAACATAGTATTGCTACAGAAAAAGAAATTGAAAATAGATTTTTTGTAGATAAAAAAGATCATGAAATAACAGCAAGTTATCCAAAACAGTATGATAAATTTATTGTTGAAACTTACAATGATTACCTAGATGCAATTGAAAATAGTCAGACTGATATGTTTTGGGCTAGTACAAATAATATTAAATTAGACGACGACTTTGATTTAAGTTTATATTTTCCTCATTACAATGCTTACGATAGAAATACAAATCATGCATTTATTCATAAAGTTGCAGATGAAAATCTATACAACGGATTATTTTTACTGTCAAAACATAAAACTTTAACACAAAAAGAAATTGAATACAGAACTATTGCCGATCGCAAAGAATGGAATATAGTTGCAAGTGGTCCGGTATTATATGATAAATTTAACGTAAATAGTTATAAAGATTATTTGTATGCTGTAGATAATTCAAAGACCGAATTATTCTGGATTATTCCTAATAAAATACAAATTGACTTAGACTTTAATTTTGATATGTATTTTGATCATTCAAAAGAGTTTGAAAGAAAAACTAATCACGTATTTAAAAATGGTGAGTACTGGGACGGTATAAGTTTAATAAGTAAGCATACAAACATTACTGAAAAAGAAATCCAACTGAGATTTCTTGCAAATAAAAAAGAACATAATGTTGTAGCTAGTACACCTTTGTTGTATGATATTGTGTTTATAAGTTATAATGAAAGTAATGCTGATAGTAATTATGCTAAGTTATGCAAAAAATATCCTAATGCAAAACGTGTGCATGGAGTTAAAGGCATTCACCAAGCTCACATAGAAGCAGCAAAACTTTGCAAAACAAATATGTTTTTTGTAGTTGACGGCGATGCAGATATTCTTGATAACTTTACATTTGATTATTATGTACCACAATACGATATTACAAGCAAAGAAACAGTACATGTTTGGAAAAGTCAAAATCCTATAAATGGATTAATTTATGGCTACGGCGGAGTAAAACTACTACCTCGAGAACTTACACTTAACATGGATACAAACACAGCTGATATGACTACAAGTATATCAAAATACTTCAAAGCAATTAATAGAGTAAGTAATATTACAGCATTTAACACAGATGAGTTTAGCACATGGCGTAGTGCGTTTAGAGAATGTGTTAAACTTTCTAGTCGTACAATCAAAGGACAGCTAGACGAAGAAACAGAATTTAGATTAAATGCTTGGTGTACTAGAGGCAAAGATAAACAGTTCGGAGATGCGGGGATTAACGGTGCTAATCACGGCAAAAAATACGGAGATTATGCAGCTAATAATACCGACTTACTCAAAAAGATTAATGATTTCAAATGGTTAGAAGACGAATTTAAACGAGTGTATCAAAAGAATTAAACATATTTTCAAGTTTATCTTTGTTTACTTTACTCTTTAACGTTGATATAACGCCTTTGTGTAAAGGCTTTGGCCAATTATTAAATTCTACCCAAGCATAACCGTTGTGTTCGTTATTCAGCCGAGGCATAAATTCTTTGTTTACTAAACAAAGGTATGTGTGAAAATGAAAATGGTTATCACCACTTACAAAAGTTTCCAACGGCAATGTCTTTACTATGCGAGGTACTATGCCAATTTCTTCTTCGATTTCTCTTAGCAGGCCTTCCCACGGTGTCTCGGTTTCCTTGTTAGTACCACCGACAATTCCCCAGACATTATTTTGTTTACTTTGTGTCCTATGTAAAAATAAAAAACGTTTTGTCTCTAATGTATAAAATAGAGCTCCACTACAAACAATTGACTTCATACAAGTAATTATGGATCTAAGTATAGTTCCCAGGTACCAACTGGATATTCTCCTTCAAAGGCTTGCAGCCAGTCTTCACCGTTCCACTTGTAAACAATTCCTGTTGTAAGATTTTTTTGATTAATTCCATTTGTGCTATCTGTACTATCAATTACAGTATTCCAACTTGCACCGTCCCATTCAATTACATCATTTGCATTTGCTACAAAGTCTGTACCGTTGTTGTTTTTCCAAGCATCAGGACCGTCGTATCCGGCATTATTAATACTACTGCTATCGTTGATTGCACTTAGAACTAATATTCTAAATCCTGCAACTTTGTCATTTGTTGGATTGTATGTTAGCGGATCTACAATCTTATCAAAACTTGTATAACTATTTGTGTCTCTAGCTGGACCAGATACAACATCGCCAGTAGGTAATGTATCAGTGTCCCAATTTATACTAAGTTCAAAATCATTAAACGGATTAATAGTAAATGTTCCAACAATAAATCCTGTTTCAGTTCTTAGACGTATTTCACTTACATCAGCAATATATGTACCAGGATATGACTCAATTGGTTTCAGCCATTGTACTGTACCAATATTGTCTCTTTCAATTAGTTGTGCGTTGTTACCGCGAATATATACACCATAATTTCTGTATGAAGTAGCCACTGTGCTACGTTGTCCAAGATCAGTATCTATTCTTGTTACTGTTGATCGTTCGCTATCGTTTTTGACAACTTCTTCGATTGGTGGTAATTCTTCGGTATATGCTGTCATCTCTGGCATACTTTGACTTAGGTCAATTGTGCCTCTTTCTTCATCCCACATATTTGCAATTACGCTGGTAATAACGCCTAGCTTCTTTACTTTAGCAGGCGGTGTTATAAAGATAGGAGTTTCAAAACTCATTGTAGCAATATCAATTTCAGAGTCAATTCCAATTGGTATTGTCCTATTACTCCAGCGTATATCAGTTAAATGCAACACAGTTAAACTTGTCCAATCAACATAGTTATCTGTAGTTTGCAATTCTAAACTTGGACGGAATAGTACAAGTATTTGCTCTAGTATTTGTAATTTTTGCTCAGTATTGCTTGCCCATACATCAACGTTTACACTTAAATTAAACGGCGCTGGATACAATCTTTCAACAGTGTAATTTTTGCCTTGGGTATTTAAATATTCATTTCCGTCTTCGTCATATGCACGTTCTCTAACATTAACTTTATCTACAAAACTTGCATCACTTGTTCTACTTCTGTCTATTTCTAAGTTAGTAATATACACACTCATGCGTGGCACTGTAGGCAATTTGTTTTCACTGTTTTCTCGCATGATACTTGCAACTTGTCTAGTTAAGTCACCATACGATACAGGAATGGCCTTTAGTTGTCCGTCACCATCTTGTGTTTTGAATCCACTCATTAGACGTATAACTTGTGTTAAATATTTTCTAATTTGACCATCGTAAAAAAACTGCATTAGTTATCTGCCCTTGGTTTCAGTGCTTTTGATATAGCTTGTCTTTCTGATACAGTATCGCCACCAATAGTGTTCTCAGTTGTATTATTAATAAACGTTGCAATCTGTGTACGCTTTGTATCTGTGTTAGACATTTCTGTTCTTACTCCATCGTGAACTTTAGACCATTTTGCACCGTCCCATTTGAATAATCTGTTTGGTAAAAAATCTGTTCGTAAAAAGTAATCGCCGGTAACATTTTCAATTGGAAAACTTATGCCACTGCCAAATGCTTCGCCATTAACACTACCTATGCCTAATAGATAACCTTTGTAACCTGCTCTATCTGGAGTTGCACCTTGTCGGTCTGCTGTCATACTTCCAGCACTTGCATCAATGTCATCTTGGCTTGCATTTACAATTTCAGGATCACCGTTGTTGTCTACTTGTAATGTATAAAAATTACTTATATCATATCCGCTTTGTGGCGAGTCTTCGTCTGCTTGTGCTACAACAGCATTATTAATTTGCATCTCTTTTTCAAATGTACTTAATACATCTCTTAATGTATTACCTTCTTCATCACCTACAGGCAAATCTAAAATTTCTTTGTATTCTTGTGCATCGTAAATTTGTTTCAACTTTACTCTATATAAATGCGGAAACCATGTTTGCGAAAATCCTTCGGCAGCTCTTGTTACATCTTCTACAACATAAAAACGTTTAAGTGCAACGCTATAATCATTTAATGCATATTCATCAATTAAGTGAGGAAATTCAATTACATCTCCTGAAAGAATTTTTCGACCTAACGTCTTTACACTACTATTAATGTGTATAGTCATGAATAATGTATCGTTACTAAGAAATAATCCAAATTGACTTAAATTAAAATCAGTATCACTAACGTTGTATATTGCTCTCATTGTATATACATCTGGATCATACTTACGATCTCGATTTTCTAGGAAAAGCATATCCTGTATATTTGTTGGAGATACTTCGTCGTATCTTGGCTCAGCAGCAGTTGATGTTGCTTCAGATGGATTGCGGGGACCTAAATATTTGTGTACATTTATATCTGTACCACCGATACTAAATTGTTCATAGATAACTTTGTCTAAGAACTCGTAATCTTGTGTTTTGTTAGGTCTATATAAACTTAAACGTGGCATAGTTATATTTATGATAAATACAGTTGGAGATAATAATGGCAGATAGTAACTTAACAACAGTTAAACAACAGGTTTTTGATTACGTAAACGCTTTTCTAGGCGGCGGCATGATAGATGTAGAACTAGATCCTATACACTATGAAACTGCACTTACTAAAGCACTTACACGTTATCGTATGCGTAGCGAACATAGCGTTGAAGAATCCTATGTTGGGTTAACGTTAATCGAAGATCAAAACGAATACACTTTGCCACATGAAATTATCGAAGTTCGTCAAATCTATAGACGCAGTGTTGGCTCACGTAGCGGCGGCGGAGACGGCGGCACATTATACGAACCATTTAATTTAGCTTATACTAATGCTTACTTACTTGCTGGTTCCGGAATGGGTGGACTTGCAACTTACGAACTATTTGCACAACAGCAAGAACTTGTAGGACGTATGTTTGGTAGCTTTATAGAATTTACCTGGAATACTACAACTAAAAAATTAACAGTACTACAAAGACCACGAGCCGGCGAAGGCGAAGAAGTATTATTAGAAGTTTACATGTATCGCCCAGATGCTCAGTTACTAAACGACTATCTAGCCAAGCAGTGGATTAAAGATTATACACTTGCAGGTTGTAAGTATATGTTAGGCGAAGCTAGAGAAAAGTTTTCAACTATTGCAGGACCTCAAGGTGGTACAGCATTAAACGGTACAAGTTTAAAAGCTGAAGCACAAGCCGAAATGGAAAAACTAGAAGCAGAAGTAGGACTGTCAATGGCTGGCGGCACTGGTTACTCATTTACTATTGGTTGACAAATAACTATAAACATAGTATTATAAACTATGAAGAAAAAGTTACTTGTAATCGGCCACGGAAGACATGGCAAAGACACTGTATGTGAAATCCTGCGTGACGAATACGGATATACATTTGAAAGCAGTTCAAAGTTTTGCTCAAAGTTGTTCATCTATGATGACTTAAAGGACAAATATGGATACACTAATGAAGAAGAGTGTTATGCTGACAGGCATAGCCACAGAGCAGAATGGTATAATGCTATCTGCGATTATAATGTTCCTGATGCAGCGACTCTAGGTAGAGAAATGTTTGCTGCTTACGATATCTATTGTGGGCTACGCAACAAACGTGAATTCTTTGCAATGCAAAACACAGGTGTATTTGATTACTGTATCTGGGTTGATCGCAGCAAATACCTGATGCCTGAGTCAAAAGACAGCATGAGTCTTGAACAATGGATGGCAGACTTTACCATTGACAACAACGGTACGTTAGAAGATTTAGAATTCAATGTAGGGCAATTAATGAGTTATATACACACTTAACCCCCCTAAAAACACTATTTTTCCCCGTGATGTGCTAAATAATACTATAGCGAGATCCACGAGGAGAAAACAAAATGGCATTGGTATCACCAGGTGTAGAGGTTAAGGTAATTGACGAGAGTTTTTATACTCCGGCAGAACCCGGCACAACACCAGTA